TTGCCAAAGAATACAGTAATGGCAACAACGCTACAGCAAGTAAGGATTTGTTTTATACGCTGCCATTCATAGGTCTTCCATACATTGCCGGAACGGCAAGGGATTTGTGGAATGCTGGCCGTTAATTGTGCGTGGAGAAATGCATTAGTGCATGATAGAGGGATACTATGACAATAAACTTGAGCGATAATTCACCGCGAGTAATCTACACTGTGGCCGCTGGGGTTACACAGTCTAGCTTTACTGTGCCTTTTGATTTCTTTGAGGAAGGCGATGTCAATGTCTATGTCGATGGTGTTCTTAAAACCATCACGACAGATTACACTGTAAGCGGCGGCAGCGGCACAGGCGGCACAGTTGCAATGTCAGTCACCGGCATATCTGGTGGCAGCAGCATTGTTCTTACTAGAGATGTAGCTCTGGAAAGAACAACAGACTTTCCAGCATCCGGCCCATTTGATGTGTCCAGCTTAAACAATGAGCTAGATAAAATCATTGCTGTTCAAGCAGATTTAAAAAGCAGAGTTGATCGCTCAATCCAAGCATCCGATTATGATGAAGATGCAGCAATTTATTTGCCATCAAAAAATGATCGCAAAGGCAAGGTCTTAGCGTTTAATGCTTCAACAGGTGACGTTGAAGTTGGTGCAACAGTATCTGGCGTTACAGCACTTTCGGCTATAACTAATGATATTGAAGCACTAGCTGACATCGAAGATGGTACTATTGCAACAGATGCTATATCTAGTCTTGCAGCAATAAGCTCGAATGTAAGCACCGTTGCATCTAACATTACTAATGTTAGCAATGTTGGAACTAACATTTTGCACGTTGAAAATGTTAGCAACAACATGGTGTCTATTACTTCAGCCGTTACAAATGCGGCTACAGCAAACGCTGCTTTAGCTACATTCCAACAGTCATTTAACTCAGGTAATTTTGCTCCACAATCTCCTACTGACGGCGATCTTTGGTACGACACAGCTAATCTTCAACTTCGTGTTTATGTTGCGTCAACATCTCAGTGGGAAATTGCTGGCAGTTATTTGGATGCGTTAACAAGCACCCATGTATTCACGGCAACAGCAGGGCAAACGTCGTTTGTTACTGATGATAATGGCAACACGCTTTCTATATACTCAAATGGCAACACATTTGTTTATAAGAATGGTGTGCGTTTAACTATTGGTAGTTCTAGTACCAATGATTACTTCATTAATGGCAACACAATTGCCTTGAACTCAGGCGCAAATCTTAATGATGTGATTTTGGTTGAAGTCTTTACCAAGTTTACATCTGTACAAGAAGCATCTTTAGATCAAAAAGTAACGGATGCTACTACATCAGCGACTAACGCTGCTGCATCGGCATCTGCTGCTGCGACATCTCTTTCTAATATTGGCTCATCAGAAACAAATGCGGCTGCATCTGCAACATCTGCTTCTGGATCTGCTATATCAACAGCCGCAGATGCTATCTCAACAGCCGCTGATGTTGTTTCTGCCGCCGCATCTGCTGCAACAGCAACCACCCAAGCCAGCCTTGCTACCTCAAATGGTGCTGCTCAAGTAACCTTGGCGACCACTCAAGCTGGCAATGCAGCGTCATCTGCTACGGCTGCGGCTGCATCAGCTACTTTAGCATCTAATTCAGAAAGCGCGGCAAGCACATCTGAATCAAATGCTTCTACCTCAGAAACAAATGCCGCTTCATCTGCTTCGGCTGCTGCAACCTCTGCTTCAAATGCGGCAACGTCTGAATCAAATGCGGCAACGTCTGAATCAAATGCTGCAACAAGCGCAACTGCTTCTGCAGCAAGCGCGGTAAGTTCTTCTGCATCATCTACGTCAGCTGCAAGCGCACAGGCTGCTGCTGAAAGCGCAAGAGATTCTGCTCTTGCAGCGTTCGATTCATTTGATGACAGGTATCTTGGGGTGTTTGCCTCAAACCCGACAACAGACAATGATGGTAATGCATTAGTTGCTGGTAGTTTATATTTTAATTCCTCATCATCAGCCATGCAAGTTTACACTGGGTCAGGCTGGACAGCCGCATATGTGTCAGGCACAGGTTTTGCGTCTCTGTCAGGAGCGTCTTTTACTGGTGACATTACAGTACCAAACATAACACTAACTGGTACGATTGACGGTAGAGATCCATCGGCTGATGGTACAAAGCTTGATGGCATTGAAGCAGGTGCGACTGGAGATCAGACTGCATCAGAAATCATGACAGCAATCAAGACTGTTGATGGAGCATCATCCGGTCTTGATGCTGATTTGCTTGATGGGCAAGAAGGCAGCTACTATTACCCTGCTTCAAATCCTAATGGATACACAGCTAGTGTCGGAACTATAACCAATGTTACAGCTGGCAATGGTTTGTCAGGCGGGGGTAGCAGTGGTGCAATAACTATTAGCCACTCTGATACCTCAACACAAGCTAGCAGCAACAATTCAGGTCGGACTTACATTCAAGACATTACACTTGATGATTACGGTCATGTTACTGGAATAGCCACAGCAACAGAAACTGTGGTCAACACCGACACCAACACAACCTATACTGCTAACGGTTCTTATGGCCTTACACTGGTTGGTACAGAGTTTCGTTTAGAAACTGATCAACGTATAGCAGATAGCACTTCGGATATTAAAATCGGAAACCTTCATGACTTTACTTACTTTGACGCAAGCGTAGGAATCCGTTGGTACACTGCCGCTGCGGAGGAGATGCGTTTAACTAACACCGGAGATCTTCATGTTGATGGCGATGTTATTGCTTATTCAACCACTATTTCAGATGAGCGATTAAAGACTGACATTACCAAAATCGACAGTGCGTTAGAAAAAGTTGGGCAGCTTAACGGCTACACTTTTACATACAAAGCTGACGGCAAACAGTCTGCCGGTGTTATTGCACAAGAAGTAGAGAAGGTATTACCAAGCGCAGTCACTGAAAAAGAACTACCTCTTAAGACTGATGATGGCGTTAGTTACAAAACAGTTCAATACGATCAGTTGGTAGGGCTGCTAATCGAAGCTGTAAACGAATTATCAAATCGTGTGAAAGTATTGGAGGCCAATAATGGCAACAACTAAAGCAATGACATTATCTGATCTTCTTGATGGCAATGGCGATGTTGTTGCATCAGCACTTGATAACGCATCTTCTTTGTTTGGTTTGCCAACAGGCTGGACAATCGGCGCAAGCGGTAGCGATATGATTTTTTCATACAGTGGTACTGCAAAGTTTAAGATTGCAACCGATGGTTCTGTTACAGCAATTGATGACGTTACAGCTTATGGGAGCATTTAATTATGCCAGTACCTAGCAGTGGTCAGATAAGAATTAGCGATCTTGTTGCTGAGTTTGGTGGTTCCGCGCCTCATGCATTGAGCGAGTATTATCGCAATGCTGGACTTGTCCCCTCTAACAACACAAACATACCAACAAGCGGTCAGTTTAGTTTTTCTAACGCATACGGCGCAGTCAACGAGATTGCTGTCGCAGCAACTAGCGGTGCCAACATCGACATCTCAACGCTATTTGGATCAAATTGGACAAGCACAGTACCCAAGCGTCTGACTATTGGGTCTGGCGTTACTATCGGCGGCACAGGCTCAAGCGCAGCTATTATTATTCCATCTAACATGGCTGGCACTCTGGCAATAGACAACGCTGGAAGCATCATTGGTAAAGGCGGTGCAGCTAATAGCGGGGCTGGTGGTAATGCTATTAGCAACTCAGCATCTGGCGTAACCATCAATAACACCGGTTTACTTGCTGGTGGAGGCGGCGGTGGTGGTCTTGGCGGAGTTGGCGGCAACGGTACTTTCACAACAACAACCCAAACGAATCATTCTCCTGCTTATGCAGGAGAGGGTCTTCCAGGCGGTTGGACTTGGAGATTTTATGATCCAAAAGTCTTAACGATCAGGCGTAACAACGGCGGTTATTTTTACGGTGCGGTACGCGCTGACGGGGCAAGCGTTACACAAATTGGTAATGGTTTCCGTAGTTCGTATCGAGGGTCTGATGGTTACTCTTATGCTTATAACTGGTATGAAGAATCAAGTTCTACAAGTTCATCGACTGGTGGCTCTGGTGGGGCTGGTGGTCGTGGTCAAGGCTATAACCAAACGCTCGCAAGTGGATCGGCTGGCTCAAGTGGCGGCACCAATGCTGGCACAGGTGGTACAGGTGGATCAGGCGCAGCCTACGGCACAGCAGGGTCAACAGGCTCTACCGGTGCTAATGGTAACTCATCTAATGGTAGCGGTGGTGCATCAGGTGGTGCAGCAGGCGCAGCCGTAACAGGCACATCAGTAACAATGAACAACACTGGCACACTAGCAGGAGCAGTCGCATGACACAGTATAATATTGAGAAGATTGAAGGCGGCATTGCAACAGTACGTTATGCCGATAATAGCTGGGCAAACCTTGTTCTTTCAGCGGATATGACACAGGAAGACTTAGATGATTTGGCATTACAGTTTGCACCAAAGACTGGCGTTGCACCTAGCTTCGCAACAGTTGGCTTTACTTCCACAGCCTCGGCTAAACCTGAGCCTATTGTTGAGGAAGAAGAATATGTTGATGACAGACCAGCGTGGCTTATTGCAAGAGAAGCTGCATACGGTTCACTAGCTAGTCAGGTTGAGTATATCACAGAGAACGGTTTAGAGGCTTGGCAAGCACACGTTGCTGGGATCAAAGCCGCTAATCCAAAGACCTAGCATGAATGGATCCAGTCACCGGAATCGCGCTTGCTAGTACCGCATACAAAGCTATCTGCACTGCCTTTCAACATGGCAGAGAAATCGAGCAGATGGCTGGCGATCTCGGAAGATGGATGCAAGGCATCAATGCTGTCAAGGAAGGCCACTCTAAGGCAAAAGGCAGACGCATTGGATCGGTAGAAGAAGAAGCATTAGAAACATTTGCAGCCATGAAGAAGGCACAGCAGATGGAAAACGAGCTTCGTAACTTTATCACTGGTCAGTACGGCATGAATGCTTGGCAGCAAATAATAAAGATACAAGCAGACATCAGAGTTAAAAAGAAACAAGAGCTGATTGAGGCAGCTAGGCGGCAAGAAGAAATCTTTGAATACATTCTTATTGGCGTGTCTGTGTTCGTAGCTGTTTCCGTAATAATGTGCGTTTTGTATTATGCATTAATGCAGTAGGTTAAGCCATGGATCAGAAAGATATACTTGATAGTGCAGCAGTATTTGCAACGGTGGGTTCAATGACAGACATTCTGCCTCCGGTTGCTGCTATCTTTACTATCGTATGGACTGCGCTTCGCATCTACGAAATGGAAACTGTGCAACGCTGGTTAAAGAAATGTTCAAAGCGTTAGTCATGGCATGCCTTGTCAACAATTTAGATCAATGCATTGAATTTGAAAACGCACGCCATCCTCTCACTACATATGAATCCTGCAAAGCACGCGCCATGGAAATGGCTAACGATATAAATAAAATGACGCAGTACAAAGCAATTGCTTGGAAATGTCTGCCGATGAAACAGGGTACATTGACATGATTGCAATCATTAATGCAGTTGCCTCTCTTGCTGGCACATGGATGGAAGGCAAGGTCGAGACACAGAAAGCCAAGGTCGAGGTAGCCAAGCGCGTCGCTGCTGGTGAACAGGAGTGGAACCAGACGATGGCATCCGCTTCTGCATCAAGCTGGAAAGATGAGTGGCTTACAATTTTGGTAAGCATCCCCCTTATATTAGCATTCACAGGGCATGAAGACATCGTGCAGCGCGGCTTTGATGCGTTGCAGTCAATGCCTGACTTCTACAAGACAGCCGTTGGTGTTGTGTTTGCCGCCAGCTTCGGCGTTCAACAGCTAACAAAGATGTTTAAAAAATGATTGTTCTTTCCGAACTGACCGACCTGATTGCAAAGCATGAGGGCAAAATGCTGACGATGTATACCGACACAGTTGGTGTACCTACGATTGGCTATGGTCACAATTTGCATGAGCCAATCTCTGAGCATGCAGCCAAGGTTATTCTGGCTGATGATGTGCGGATTGCTGTGCAAGAACTTGATGATCGAATGGATTGGTGGCGCGACCTGCCTGACAATGCACAGCTAGTGCTGGCATCGATGGTGTTTAACCTTGGTTGGCCTCGTTTCTCTCGCTTCAAAAAGTTTATCGCCGCCCTCGAAGACCGTGACTATATCCGCGCAGCCGCGGAGATGGAGGATAGTCTGTGGTTTCAGCAAATCAAAACGCGCGGGGCTGAATTAAAAAACCTAATGTTGGAATGTGATGACAATCACCAATGAACAGAAACAGCAAGCACAAGATCTCCTTAAAAAACATGGCACGCTAAAAGAAGCATCAGAGGTTAGCGGCATACCACCTGCGACACTCCATCGTTGGTATCAAAGAGCTAAGTCTGACTTTGCTGAAAGCAGATACAACATTCCAGAGATGCCAGAAGATGACATCCCTGTTGATGAGATCGTTGAGCATCTGCACACACGCTTTCGTAAACGCAAGACCCATCGTGAAGCAAAGAAATGGATACCGATTGAGATGAAGTCGGACGAACCTATTGGTTTGCTATGGATGGGTGATCCTCACATCGATGACAACTATTGTGACTGGGATAATCTGCGCGAGCATCTGCGTATAATCAACGAGTATGACGGTGTGTATGGGTGCAACTTAGGGGACTACCAGAATAACTGGGTTGGCCGTCTGGGGCGCATATACGGCGAACAGGACACCTCTCACAAGACAGCATGGAAGCTGGTCGAGTGGCTAATCAATGAGATGAATCCGCTTATTCTCATTGGCGGCAATCATGACATGTGGTCTGGTGCCGGAGATCCCCTTAAATGGATGCAACGCCCGCACTCTGTCCTTGAGGATTGGGAGGCTAGGGTCGAACTTAAATTCCCTAACGGCAGAGACTGCCGCATCCATGCAGCGCATGACATGCCTGGTCACAGTCAATGGAATAGCCTTCATGCTCAGAACAAAATGGCGCGGTTCAAAAGTAACGCTTCGCTCTATATAAGCGGCCACCGGCACAACTGGGCTTTGGGTCAGATCGAACTCGTAGAGCAGGAAACCACAGCTTGGCTTGCCAGAGCGAGAGGCTACAAATTCCATGACACATATGCGTTCGTTAAAGGTTTTGAGCAGCAGCGTTTTGGGCAGGCAATCATGCAGGTCATTGATCCGCATAACCCTAACCCTGTCTCATGGGTGCAGTGCTTTGCTGATCCGCTGGAGGGGGCAGAGTATCTGCAATACCGGCGACAGCTTCGCAAGTAACAGCAGCATAGCCAGCGATATCCACGAATGAATCATCGTGGTCGCTGTGCTTTAACCTAGCAATCTTCAACAGCGTCATCATCATGCCGACATCTTTAACTGTGAACGGCACTTCTTTATAGGCAGACCACAGGGCTGCGATGTTGTTGAAGTTATCAAGCGGTGTGCCGTAGTTCTCGCCACGGCTGCGGGTTGCATTGAATGCATCTTCAAGCAGATCTGATCTGTTCATTTCTTTCGTTCTCTCTATTTTTCTTTCTGCGTTCATTTTGATCGTAACCATCTTCATGATCACCAAGCGTTGATCCAAAGCCATGTAATTCAGTGTGGCGTGTGTAATAAACGCCAACATCATTATCAATTACGTCATCTGCAAATGCATTTGCCGGCAGATTGTTTGGTTTTGGGGCAAAGAACTTACGGCGTTCAGCATCATCATGGCCATTGATGCCAGACCAGCACCTGTTTTCTGGTTTGCGTGACTGATATGTTTCTCGATTGCTTCTTGTTCTGCGGGATAGAGCCATTTATTAAACCTTTCACTGTGTCAGGATTGTGTCAAAATGCTTTAATGCATTAGGTTAAAAGATGATAAAAAGCGTAAAGCCTGCATAAATGCAGATGCACAGCCAAACCAAATAGCTGCGTAACATATTGATAAATAAGGAGAGTATGGTGCTGCCAGCGTGATTCGAACACGCGACCTCACCCTTACCAAGGGGCAGTACACTGTTTATAACTACCGGATTTCTTTGACGTTTTCTCATTCTAACCTCATCAGTGTGTCACGAATGTGTTCATCTGAAACAGAAGCGTATCGAAGCACCATCCGTTCAGATGCCCAACCCCCTAGTTTCATTAGACTTGGGATAGATGCGCCCTTCATTACAAGCTGGCTTGCCCAATGGTGCCGCCAGTCATGGATGGTAAAGTCTGATATGCCTGCTTTTCTGCAGGCTCTGATATGCAATCCTTTAACGCTATCGCCATGTGAATATGGCTTTCCGTTTTTGTTAGTGAATATGTATTCATGGTTATGTCGGCTGGATAGCATAGCCTGTTTGGTGCGTGGGTGTATTGGTACAATTCTGCGTTTACCTGATTTAGATTTATCTATGATGATGGTGTCCATATCGAAGTTGACATGCTGCCATTTAAGATAGAGTGCTTCCGATTTGCGGAAGCCTTGATAGCAAAGTGTAATAAAGAATGGCTTAATAAATTCTGGGTATGAATCTAATAGTTTTTCTTGCTGCTCTTTATTAAGGAACCGGATGCGATCGTTTGCATCTTGCAGCTTAGGTATCTGGAGAGGCGCAGATACATGGTTTGCTATGGCGACCAGCGTTGCTCTGACGCGATTGATATGTGATGGTTTACAATTGCCAAGACTGGCGCGAACAAATTTATTCCATGCATCTGCATTGATCTCCGATATTGGGGTTGATCGGAAATGATCGACCAGTGTTTTAATATTGTACCAGTCGGTCATACTTTTGTTGTTGAACCATAGACCTGCGGCTTCTGACAATGGCATCAAAGTTACCTTGCCTTGCATGTCGTTAAGGATACGTTGCTCTATTAATCGGCAGACATCATCGGCCGCGCCCTTTCGGGTTTGTCCGGTAGATTGCCTGACCCTGATAGATTGCCCTGCAAACGATACGCTCCCACTAATGTGGTAGTATTTTCCACGTTTGTATGTGCGTAACATTGCGTTAAGCTATCCTTTAGGTTCTGCAATTGCTGCTCGTCCATCGAGCAGGAGTTGCCAATACGCATAAACTCAAGGTTGTTGTCTTTGATATGCTTCTTGAGCGTACGCGTATTGATGCCAAACATTTCACTGATTGAATCAAAATGGTATATCATCTGCAACAATTGTTTGTTGTGGACGAGGTGCTTGAGCAGGCGCAGCGTGACCATTCGATGCCATCTTGGCTTCACGTTTGAGTGACAAGAACTTAACACCCTTGTCAGACTCAGAACGCCATGCAGCTAGGCGCATGTCGCCATCCATCGGGCCAGAGTAAGCTGGCTGCTTGTTCTCATCTGTTGCATCTTCATTAAGATACAGCACACCAGCACGCTGATAGACAACGAACACATCACGGCCTTGCTTGTCAGTGTCAGTGACAAGTGCCAGCCCCTTCTTGCCTTCGCCATCTATGTCGATGCTGCCGGTCAGCAACAGGCGTTGCTGCTCCATTGGGGGGAACACAGCCCCCCTGTTGGTGTTGTCATATTCCAATTAGAATTCTCCTACGGCTACGTTGTTGTTAGGCGTGATAGTTTGCACTGTACGTTTCGGTGCAACGGAAGCAGCATTGCCATCATCATCTTCTGACGGCAGACCAAACGCAGCTTGCAAGCCATAGCGTTTGGCATAGGTAATGCCACTGCCCATCTTCTGTGGATCGGTAGGATCTTTAGAACGGATGGGTGTTCTGGACTCACGGCTCTCGCCGGATGGTGCATGCATCAGCACAGTGCGGATGAATGTCATGCCGGTTTCGCCATGGAATTCGAAGTCAACTTCTTGCGTGAAGCACAGCCCAAACTTGGTGGCCTGTGTTGCAGCTTCTATGACAGCTTCGAGCGTGGCATAGTTGCTTTTGAAGTGTGGGTTCTTGCCATCTTTCTTGGCAACAACGGACATTTTTTGGAACTCAAGCAGTGCTTCTGCTAGGTTCTTTGGCTGCTTGTCAGTCATCTGTACCTCCTGTGACTGTGATGCGGCATGCGCCGCGCTTGTCACGCTTGATGGCAAGGATGTCGCAATAGACCTCTCGCTCATCATCAGCGATCATGGAACGTAATTCTTTCTTGATCACATCATGCTTCTTGGCTTCTGGCATGGACATGCAGTAGTCGTAGGCTAGTGATGTGAACTGATTATCTTTGCTGGCATCTCTGATCTTGAGGCCATCGATCTTGATGGCAGACCAGTCAACACGCACAGCATTGGTGTTGGCTGGCTCAGTGTCATCGACAACGTGCTGCCAGAATGCGGCAGACAGATCTACGATCTCGCTTAGATATGCAGTTGATCGATCAATCTTTGCATGGTCATAGTCATTGCCAAAGATGACAGACAGATGCGCCTTGTTCATATTGGACAGGTGCATATATAGCTGGATCTGTGGCATGTATGACTCGATCATGTCAGCCATGCGGCGGTTGCTGCTTGTGTGTTTGCATTCGAGCAAAGCTTCTTTGCCCTCCTCATCACAGACAAGCGCATCAACCGTACCTTTGAACGGTACGCCGCGCAGGGTTTGCGTGAACTCAGCTTGCTGCACAATGGTGGCATGCCCTGTGTCACGGCAGAACCAATCGATATTGAACTGTTCTGTCTGCGTACCAAGGTTGACTTTGAAGATGTGGCTTAGATCATCGGGCTGCTTGCGACCTGTCTTGACCAGCCATAGGTCATACCAGTCGCCGCGCATGATCGAGTACAGATCTGACCCGCCAATAAATCCCTGTCTATTCATAATACCTCCTTAAAAATGTCGGTAGCGGGGGACTATTGCTTCACTCGCACCCATACACCCCGCTACCTATGATGTGCTTTTGTCCTTCTGCAGGCTTACTTACACACCAATTTGAATGCTTTATTTATACTGCATTATTGCACAACTACCTACCATTAACAATGCATTTATGCAGCTTATCGCACAATAACTTACGCGTTCTGTAGATAGGTGACATATGTTTGTAGAACTCTGCAAAGCTAGGCCAGAACGTGGCAGTCTTTGCCACTTCCTTGAATGCATAGATAACAATGTCAGCTGGATATTCTGACAACTCAGTTGCCAATGCCTTGGTCTTGGTTGTCATCATCTTGGCTGTTAGGCTGGTAGGCAAGACGATCAGTGTTGCAAGCATGGCAATCCGCTGCTCGATATTTGTGGTCGGCAGCGGAACCATGCTTGTCAACACTTGGTTATATGCTTGCTGCAATTTGTCTGGGTCAGCGTCAGTAATCTTGAAGCCAACGGTGTTGAAGTCTTGGTCATGTATTTTTTCAACCGATGGAATCAAGGTACTCACTGAATCGATCACTCTGGTCGTAACCTCGATGGGGCTGGCTGCTTGCTCTAGCCTTGCTAGTGCCTTGTCTTGTTGTGCCTCCCCTAATCCTGCGACACCAGCCACGATAGGCAAGGTCGAAGTCTTTGAAGGTGTTGCCCTTTGATCGATGGAAATCACAGAACTGACTTGCTTCATACTCATGATTAATGGCCTCCTGCCCATTGCGTGAGCGTGCATCATTGATGTCTTCAATAACTTTGGCAGATGGTTGCCAGTCATTTGGAACTTGCATTTTGCTTGCCCTCTTAGGTGTTTGATTGGTTCTTGATAGGTTACTGCCCCGCTCTGGGGCAATGGATGCCCCACTCTGGGGCAACAGCAACCTATATCTGGTTGATGTGAACGGCTGATGGATGCGCTCGATGTGGCCTAACTCGATGAGCAATGCCAACTTGCGTGACACTGTGCCTGTTCCCATGCCGGTAACTTTGGATAGTGTCTCGATGCTCGGCCAGCATATAGCTTCGTCATTGGCATAGTCTGCCAGCGTGACAAGCATCCACTTAGCAAGCGCATCTTTGATGTCGGCTTTCATTGCCGATGCCATTATAACAAACATTATGATTTAGTTTCTTTAGTGCGAAAGAATCCGTCATGCTGCGGGTAGCAGTGATGAAAGAAGCGTGCGTAATAAGCAGTATGATTGTTGCTCAACTTAAACTCACGCTCACATTTAGTTTCGACATCTGTATGCCAGCGGATGCGCTCGAACACAGCCTTTGCTGAGTAATGCTTGTGACCTCTGGCAATGACATCGAGAGTGAAGTTTTGGAACAGGTCGTAAACATGTGGGTTTTCTTTGTGAAACTCCCACCATTTATGCTTTAGACTGTCAGTCATAGATCCTCCTTACCACTGCATAAATGCAGTAGAACATATGTTGTTGACACGATCAAGTGATTTAATGCATGATGATTTTGTAGCCACTCTGACGGTTACAAAACCATGACAACTCCCTGTCGAGAAGAAGATCGGCTGGCTATTACCTCCTAGTAAGCCAGCCGATTATCTTCGTTGCGATGGGGTTGCTGATTTCAATACAGATAAAGTTCGGCCCACTCTTTTGCTTCAGCAAATAGATATCAGCGGGCTGTTCTTTATGTGTCTTGGTTAGAAAGCTGAATCCACGACCGGCTGATTGGTACTTGGATTCAGCTATTAGAACTCCGGCTTTGGTTTCGATGCGGATGTCTCCACCAAACTCGCCACCCAATTGTCCTGAGAGAGGCTGCCTTTTCGCTTTGGCCCCGCGTTCTTCGAGCCAGTTGACCCACCACTTTTCATGGTAGTTTCCTTTATTGCGTTGAGATGTTGCCATCGTTGCTCCTCATGGCACGACAAACAGACGATAACTTTGTTGCCATACACAACGAACCATGTAGTGACATCACCACATGCTGCGCACTCACATGCGTTACCGATCTTGTCGTAAGTTGATTTCGATTTGCGCGCCAAGTGCATCCATCCAACAAATTAAAAGGAAGTTACTTGGCACACGCTTATATTGTTCCCACTTGTGAACAAGAGACGAGGCGCAGCCGATGCGGTCAGCTAGTTCTTCTTGCGACCAGCCACGCTCATGACGTAGAGACACTAAGCCTGTGACTAACTGGTGCCAGTTGTCACTAATCGCTTTGGGTTTGCTGTAATGCGTGAATTCTGATCGCATCCAGTACCTTATTTGCAGTAGCCAAACGCAAATCTCCACCGTTTAGAGTTCGGTAGTATGTGCTAGTAGGTACGCCAGCTAATCTAAATGCTTGTAATACCTGCATGTTTGCTAAAACTGCTGCTGCTTTTAGCTGTTCCATATAACTCAACATGCGACTAACATACTGCATTAATGCATGCTTGTGCAAGGGGCTGTGTTATGCTTTACTGCATTAAGCTCTGATGACGATTGATATCAACTGCTGTATAAGTGCAGCAGGAGGTATCAAAATAATGGAAGACTATGAAGCAAAAGCCATTCGCGTCTGGATGCGTTCAGTGATGCATCAACGTGAATGGTCAGCCAACAAGTGGGCAACGATGGCGGGGACAAGCCCGACCAACATAACAAGATTTTTGAACGGTGGTAAGTTTGTGCCATCGTCTAAAACAATAGGGAAGTTAAGTTACATCGCGGGTTCAGCACCTCAGCTATCACAAAACGCGACATTGGACGCGGCATCAAGAACGATCTTGCTGAAGGATCACCTTGAAGAAGATATCGGGCAGGTGAACGTGTATAATTTAACAGGCGAAATTGTTGCGTATAAATATAATAGAGATTCACCAACCTATGGTGTAGATCCGAATGATATTATAGTTGCACGAAAGCAAAAGAAATTTGAAGACAACAATGTAGTATTATTTTTTTATGAAGACCGATTACAAATGGGTAAAAAGATTGAAGGCATTAACTCTGTTTATCAAACAAGAAGGAACCGCACAGTCAAGATAGCTGATGTGCGGGTTATTGGTAGGGTGGTTCAGATTGTTAAGAACCTTGATGATTAATTTGAGTATGTTTTAACGACCTAAGTGCGCTCATAACTGTTGTATGATCTTTGTCTACAGCTCTGCCAATAATAATAAGGCTGGCTTTAGTTGTTTTGTAAGCTTTAGCAAAGTATTCATGTCTAGCATTTACAATATGTTTTGCTACACGCGGGCTTATCATTTCCATCCATGTTACACCACGATCGTCACATACATTTTTTGCAATAGATACGCATTGCTCAAGCTGCCATGCTTGGTCAATATCAAGTCGCTGTGGCATATCTGATCTCCTTGTCTAGCATTGCCTGCTCTTGATCGATGGCATCCTCGATGCTATCAGCATGGACTTCCTCCCATGCTGACACAGCGCGTGCCTCGAAGCGATCACGATTGAAGTTAGGATTAGTTGGGCGCAGCTTGTCAGCTAGGTCACAAGCCTGCGTTGGATGGGTCATGAGTGGGCCGAACACATCAGCAATAAACTCGAAGTGTTGACGTGTGAAACGTGGTGCTTTGTTAGCCATATGTAACCTCCTATTACTGGCAGTGATCGCAATCCTCTGGAACAACATCGACCATGCCGAAGCCGCCAAAGGTTGCTGGTGAATCCCAACTGCGCACATATACAAAGCCCTTGTCTTTGCATTTGTTGCAGTTGTAATCCTGCATTAACGCAGGTTGGATGTCGTGTTTAGCTTGGCCTTCCATTGAGTGCCGAACCTTTCATATAATTTACGAAGCGTTTCATCATCGCTGTCTGCAACAGCGTGTGATAGCAGAGTATATATCAAGCGGCACTGGTCGGCTGTTAGCCAGACAGGGAAACCCTCTGGCCTGCCGAGCAACGCACGCTCGATGTAGTCTGCTGTGTTTTGGTAATGCTTCATGCATATATACTACTGCATTAATGCATTACTGCAAACAAATTATATAGCTTCTTGTGTGATTGATGGTGCTTCGTGATGCTTCCAAACAAATGGCCGATAGTCTTCGAGGTAGCCATCAGGTGATGGCATGCCGTAAGCCTTCGAGAATTGCAGCATCATCTGCAGTTGGAAACGATTGCCGATCATGCGGATATCATCTCTGATGGTAATGAAACTGGTGCTGACATTTGTGCTATCACCATCAGGTGTGCCGCCAAGGATGAGGCCACGCCCAGCCAGTGGCATGGGATAGTTGGCGTGCATCCAGAAGTATTGATCGTCAACATACAATCCTTCGTCATCGATGTAGACATGATCGTCAACATAGCCGTGATCTTTTGATGAATCCGATCCATCATAATGATACAGACGGACAACATCAAACATGCGGCATGATCCGCCGATATGTTTGGATATTGTTTCATAGTCACCGTTGTATTTTGTAGCAGTGATGAGTTGAGTGAATGGATCTACGATATAAGCTTTCATTTCTTGCTCCTTACATAGCTATCGATGGCATCAATCGTTAATAGAATGAAGCCGGTGAACCCCACAATGAGTGAGAGAATTGTCAAAAATAAAATAAGATTCGCCAATGATGTCTCCATGAAGCTGGTTGCGGAACGACATGATTTGGAGGGGAACTGGCACCCCAACAAGCACAAGAAAAGGGGCAGTCAGACAGGAGGGAGATGACCTGTTCTGACTGCCCCTTCTAGGGAGAGTGGTTAGCCAGCCCCGAAGGGCTGGCCGCAGCCGTTAGGCTGCGTACTTGGCACGCAATGCAGCCTTTCTATCTGCAGATAATTCCTGCTTTGGTGCAGCTTTCTTGTCTTGGTATGTGTCACCAGTGCAATCCTTGAATGCACCTTTGTTGGCATCGATGAACTGTTGCAGCATCTCGATCTCAACTTCTAGGTTGGTGATGCGTTCGTCGCAGCGGTCAAGTGCGATATCGTCATAGTGCATTGCGCCACGGACTGCACCGTACTTGGCGCAGATAACGAGTGCGCCGTCAGCAGTCAGTTGATCTGCACTTGAGAGTTGAACTGCATCATCGTGTAAAACTAGCAGATCTTTTTCCTTCTGAGTGACGAGCCAGCTAGCTTGCTCCACGCTCTTACGGATAAGATTTTGTGTGAGATATATAGAACCTTTGTGGTTAGCCATCTGTGGGAAGACCGAGTTGTAAGCTGCGGTGAACTGATTGGTTTTCTTGCTCATGAGAACCTCCTGTTGAGCTAGAGGGGATAAGCCCCCTCGGTAAGAATGGTCAGGCGACTGTGCTGCAGCGTGGGGTCAACCCCAACACGGCCCCCGAAGGGGGGTGGTGCGGGCAGGGGATTGAAGGGCGCATAGCATATAAGAGGCCGGAATATAGCCCGCATTACAGCGGGCGTCCGGCCACAATATGCGCCCGCCCCCTAACGATGCAGTACAGTAGACGGATCATCCGAGGGGGTGTTCACCTATAGAGCAATAGGTTGGGGCGAGTGACGAGAAGACCAAGCAGCGAGGCGGGGCTTGCAACTGGGCTTGCCGCAGATGCTAGACGCAAACTGTGAGTGCTTTGTGAGAGCTTTGTGCGTTGACGCGTGTGTGCGAGGTGATCGATAAAGGGGGGGACACAGGGGGGGTTACTGAGAGGTTAAGATGAGTGAAAAACAGCTAGCGTTGACCGACAAACAAGCGCGGCTAGTGGATACCCTTGTAGCGTCTGGCTGTAGCATAACAGAGGCCGCGCATGAAGCCGGTTACGCTAGCGGTGATAGCGGGAGAGTGACAGCCAGCAAGACTTTGCGGCTGCCTCATGTGCAAGCGTATATGATGCAGAGGGTTGCGGAAACGCTTGGCATGAACGCTACGATCGCCGCGGCGCGCTTGGTGCGCCTCGCTCAAGGGGCTAAGAGTGAGTACGTGCAGCTGGAAGCGAGCAAGGATATCCTTGACCGCGCTGGCTTCAAAGCCCCTGAGCGACACATGCACCTTCACGCTGGCGACATCTCTGTGCAGATAGATCTAAGCTAGCATCGTAATTGCGTGCAGCTTCGCCGCACACCTATATAGTTGCAATGCGCTGCGATCCTAGATCGCGTCCGCATTGCGCAGCGGAAGCATTACGCGATTACTTGCTTGCGTTGAGGGGGGGGTCAAAAACCGAGTGGGTTCCCCTCGACCCCGCCCTTCACTGAGGAAATTGGCCAAAAGGCTTTGTAGCACTTGTGCAGCGTTGTAGCCGCAATGTATAATCTAGTCATGATTGATTGGATCTTTTGGACAGGCGTTGAGCTTCTAAAGCAGATAGCTGCATACACAGGCATGACTTATCAGGAAGTTAACGTCTGGTTGTTTATAGTTATCCACCCCGCCATAACTGCTGTGCTTTTGTTATTGCTGCTTCGGCGCAGATTTGTGCGTTGAGCCTTTCATAGGCTTACTGCCATATTGCATTACTGCAAAATTATTTTTGGCTGTAAGGTTCTATGCCTACATTTGATCAATTAAAATCCACGTTTGCTAATAGAGACATGTCACCTGCTGTAGGTGAGCATTACTCGTTCTACTTGCGCGGCATAATCAATGCAGCACTGCCTGACTTTATGTCTCCACTAACACGCACTGTTACCGAGGACGGCGTTAGTGGCGAGTTTCTTGAAGCATTGCGTCTGACGGCCAGCACTCTTTATCCTGACATGCAGGATGGTGACATAAAGCAAATCACATATGACGATCTAATGGAGGTTCTTGGTGGCGTGTCTATCTTTGACAAAGATGACAGGTACAACATTGAAACCGTTGGTGAGCGTATTCGCACATCTCTTGGCAACTTTGGCTTAACCAAAGAGGATGGGCAATACGTTGTTTTCGATACATATGACTTTGAACCCACTGACAGCAATTTAGCGGGTGCTGCCAGTCAGTTGTTTAGTGAGGGTGTATATCCTGCTGCTCGTACTATTGGCGGCATGATTATGCCTGAGAATGCTGATGGCAGCAGTAATGATGATGCTTTGAAAATTCGTATTCGCATTCCTAATGAGCCATCAACCATTGATGTAGATTATGATGATGACCCACCAGAGGGTGCGCAGGATATGGTGCTGCGTGGCCCGATGACAAACAAACGCAAGTCTATCTGGGATAGCTTCACAAGCATGCTTGGCGAGGCTGCAACGCAGCTTAATCCTATTTCACAAGCTAACGCAATGTTGCTTGATACCAACACTTCTGAAGAAGCCATCCAATCTATAGCCATAGGTTTGTTACAAGAGCCAAGTGAAGATGGTGATAGCTTCAATAGAGGAATTACTGAGGCTGGAATTAGAAAAGAGCGTCTTATGAGAGAAACGCGAGTTTTACCAAAATAGGAATATATTAATGGCAAAGACACCAGCATGGACACGCAAAGAAGGCAAGAACCCCAGCGGTGGTCTCAACGCCAAAGGTCGCGCCTCTTACAAAGGCGGCACTCTCAA